GTACTGTTGGTACTGGTTCATCTTTTACTCCAAATATTTTATCGTAGTTATCGTCAAATCGTTTCTTATCTTTTACTCTTGACCAGCTTCCTTTTGTGGTGGGCATGGCACAGTCCTCGTGTAATCGTTCTCAATAATTTTATCTATGTAATGTCTAGCTTTCTTTAAATCTTCTAAGCCATTCTTAGCTTTGTATCTTGATACATACTTAATAACATTACCTTGAAAGTAATCTAGTTTGTTAGCAGCAATAAAATCCCAAACTTGAATAGGTAGTTTTCTATAGTGATCTCCACCCCATTGAAAGTTGCTAACACCTTTAACAATCTTAGTCATCTTATCCCCCGTATTTATTTTTTAAATAGTTTAGTGATACAGGTAACTCATCAAAGCTACCATTTTCTACTTCGTTTAACATCCAGATACCTTTCCAACTACCATTACCTTGATTGCCTAAGTATGCCTCATCATGCTGTGTGTACATACCAGCAAACAGCCCTGTAAGTCTAGCGTTGTCTGCTCGTTTACCATAAGCTATATCTCTATCTTGTACATGACCCATCACACAACTCATCATCTTCTTAGTTAGCATAGCTCTAGCACTAGTTACAGGTCTGCCCATAACACCAGTAGTAAAGTAGTGACTGAAGGCTACACCTTCTATTATAACAGGCTGTAAGAAGTCAGCTACTTCCCAATCATCTAGGTTAAGATCATGGTAACCTATGGTATCTTCTAGCATAGCATTATCTTCTATAGCCCTTTCAATTCTTTGCTCATGGTTGCCAATAGTAAATACCATACGAGGCTTCCACCGCTTCTTCTTGTTTACCTTTAACCTTTCTTTTTCTGCCTTGATAGGTTGTAAGAATAAATCCATAGCTAAGTTACCTGCATCTATGTCCTTCTTATATCTCCTACCTTCAAAAGATGCCTTACCTTTATCGTATGAACAGAGAGATTCCATATCCCACCAATCACCTATCATTACAATAACATCTGGTTTCTTAGATGCTATGTACCTACCAGCATATAACAAGTGGTCTAGTGGTACGTCAGGCTTAACCTGTGTATCTGGTATCACGCATATCTTCATAATCAATACTCCTCTTCATCACCATAAATGTCACGCATGGCATCTTCCCTTGCAATAGCTTGCTCTACTGATAACAAGTCATCATCAAAGTCTAGCTCACACCTTTCATAGTCTTGTTCAGAAACACAACTTAGCATATCTTCTGTAACAAACCCTTTACTTTTAAGACTATTGATAAGGTCTATTGCTTCGTTTATAGAAAGGACAACACCTTCACCACATGACTTACACTTTCTAGTGTACTCTTTTACTGTGTACTCAGGCTCGTGTACACCACAGAATATACAAAACTTTGTATCAATCATTTTCTTGACTCCCTTAACCAAGACTTAGGTAATGCTGTACCAAAAGCAAAAGGAATATTATGGTCGTTACACCAATCAGAATATCTTTTTCTTTTCTTTTTAGTACACCACTGGTCACGCATAAACAACATACGAATATCTAAATTTGGATTTGCTTCTTTGGCAGCTAACATCTTTGTTCTGTCGGAACTTACAAACCTTCCTTTAGCCTCAATAATAAGTGAACCTATTATAAAGTCAGGTGTATATACTTTGTGAACAAACACCACACCAGACGAACAAAACTTACACCTACCTTTCTTACTTAAATAGTAGGGTATCTTTACAGTTTCATACTCAAATTTAATTCTTCTAGCTTTTAAATCTTTAGCTATGTTAGCTTCATACTTACTTCTGTACTTGTTCATAACTAAAATCCATTGGCATTTGTTTGTTTGATTGTAGTATCCATAATAGCTGACTGTTTTGTACACATCTGTTACGACCTTCCTCGTAGCCAAACTCTTTTATGTACAAATCAATAATCATATTATCCCAATTTTTTCTTGCGGTATCCTTTAATAGCTTGCTTGCCTTGACCTTACCAAGACCCTTAATGCCTAAGATATTATCCGCACTATCACCAGTTATCATTTGCTGATAAAAAAATCTTGTGCCTTCTTCTTTAGTTACCTGTTTAAACTCCTTCTTTACAAAGTTGTAGTGGTTTCCTTCACACATTAACAAGTCTTTATCTATACTACATATCATAGTATTGGAGTTTTGTTTAAGACCTAACGCATCATCAGCTTCTATATTATCTACCACTTTAGCTTTGTAAATACTAATCAGGTAGGTACGGATAGCATCAAGATGAACTGGCTTGGCAACATCTTTTCTATTGCCCTTGTAATCATCTCTTACTTTGTTACGAAAGGTTGTCTTAGGTGTGAGGTATATGGTGTAGCTATTGCAGCCACAGTCCTCTATTATCTGATTGACATAGAGCTTAGTAGAATGGAGAGCATAAGGTTTAGGGTCAGCCGTAACCAACCCTGTTTCCTTATCCTTCTTCTGACAAGCAAAGCCTACCCTGTAAGCTATGATGTCACCATCTATCAGGGCTTTCATTTAGAAGGGAACAGCATCATCAAAAACTTCTTCTTCTACCACTGGTTGTGGTTTTGATGAATGATTATTTTCTATGGGCTTAGTGTTACCAGTATTATCACGAAGCCTATTGTCATGCCTCCACTTAGTTAATCCAAATAAGTTTTTAATAGCAGGGCTATCAACATCTTCAGCAGTAGCCATAGCAAAATCAGTAGTGATAGCAGGAGCTACTTTATCTTTATACTTAGCAGGTATAGGAGTAATAGAGTCTATTACATCAAAGACTTTACTAGGGTCTTTTTTATTAGGTTCTTTAATTACACGAATACTAACAGGCTCTCCTAATACAGACTTCCAATCTGCTGTCATACCTTTCTGAGCATCTGGTACAAAGACTTTATACCTTTCGGTTTCTCTACCCATCTCTGTTAAGTTGTGGTCAAAGTGGTTAAACTCTGGACACCACAACATTCTAGGTTTTTCTACACCATCAATCTTAACACTAGAACCTATTACCTCAAAGCACAAAGACATTTTGTTTTGAATATTATCTTTGCCTTCTTCTGCCCACTTGTTAATACACTTACCTAACTCTGCTACATAGATAAGTCTAGCTTCGTGTTCACCTGCTGGTAGGTCTTCATATTCCATTACCATATCAATCTCCTTAATGAATGTCACTGTAGTGGTTACCAAACTGAACTTCAATTTGCAACTCTCGGTTTAAACTTAACATATTATTTACTTTTTGTACAGCTTTTTCTAAAAGTTTTTTACATTTATCTCTGTTACCTTTCTTTATTTCTAATACTATTTCATCATGAAAGTTAGCTGTTAGTTGCTCCCTTTCTTTTAAGATGAATCCTACCCACATATCAAACAAGTAAGTACCTGTACCTTGACACAAGGTTGAGAACTTATCCTTGTCACTTCTTAATGAGTACCATAGCTTAGACACTGGGTTGTACTGCCATGTAATACCTTTAACTTCCTTAGTTATCATGCTGTCACTGATAGCCTTAACACTCCAGTTCCTTTTCCAGTATGCTTCACTGATTACTTTGGCTTCCTTCATAGTAATACCCAACTGTTTTGCTAGGGTTTTAATTCCTGCACCATACTGAAGTGCATAGTTACCACCCTTGTAGTTGTATCGTAGCTGAGAAATCCTATCAAGTTTGTTACCTCCTTTGTAATCTTGCACCTCTTGTTGAGTAATAGCTTTAGCTGATAGTGCAAGGTCAAGGTGTGGGTCAAAGTCTGGCTTACTCATCTCTTTAACATACTCTTCATCATGCTCCCACATATAGTGTTGCTTGACTCTATCTTCTAGGCTACACATATCACTACCACATAACTCTTTATCATCATGAGATGTAAGTAAGCCTCTTATCTCTAAACCATAGGGCTTTCTTGCACTAGGTAAGTTGACACAGACAGCGTGTTTAAACCTCAAGGTGTTGGTTAAGCCTTGTATAGATGCTTGCACATATCCACCTTGTTCATTCTTTAGTAAGCCCTTAACTAATCCTATCCTATGTTTAACTACTGCCATATCTTCAAGCACCAATACTTCTGGGTGTAGTAGGGATAGCTTCTTAATAGACTTACATAACTCACCATCTTTAGTTTTTACTTGAGGTATCTCCCTGTCATCTACAAAGTTAAATGTCATAGGCTGCCACCCTAAAGAGAACAACCAATCTTTAACTTGTTTACTACTGGTAGGGTTGGGTTCGTCTTGACCTATTACTTCTTCTATCTCATGGTCGTACTCAATAGTAAATCCATTAGCTTCTGCTAAGACTTTCCATCTCTCACCAGCTACAGACAAAGAACCATCTTGTTTGAAAGGTAGCTTGGGTTTTTTACGCTTGGCTATCTTATCTACTGCTGGCATAACTTTAGATAGTTCATAGATTGCTTGCTCATTCTTTAACTCTAACTCACTGAGTAAGGTGTTAGCTTTATCTACATCTAACTTCCACTTTGATTTCTCTTGAAGCATACCCATCTTCATCTTGAATGAGAGGTAACGAACCAATGGTTGATAGTCACCATCATAAATCTTAATCAACAAAGACTTCTGTAAACCCCATAGCTTAGTGTTAATCTTCACATCTTCTTTGCAGCGATAAAGGTATTCCTCACGAGATAGGTTTTCCCAATCAGTAATGGTTGGCTTCTCAATGTTTAAACGCTCACCCCACTGCTCAAGCCCATGCCTATTCACATCAAACAGATACCAACTCAGGGCTAGGGTATCAATCAATTGAGCTTTAATCTTTATACCTAACAACTTCTCAAGTGTTGGTATATCATAACGTATAATGTTATGACCTATCAAAGTATCTTTAGGTGTAAGGTTCTCAAAGAAAGTCTTATCAACTTCTTTACCATTGACTACCATGCAGTGTATCTTGGTAGCATCTAATGAGTCAGCCTCTATATCAAATACATACTCATTTGATTTAACTGTATCAACTATAGTTGTAGTTTTTTTAGGCATCAACTGATAACTATATAAACCATTACTAATATAGTTACGCTCTACAGTTCTACTACCATGTCTAGGTTTTCTTAGTTCTCTTATACTAGCACTCACACCTGTGTGGCTTTTCAATCCTGTGCCTTCAATTATCTGATTGATTGTTAAAGCTCCCCTGCCTTCCATATACTCTCTTAGTATATCAAGGTTGCTAGATAATCTAACTTGGTCACGATCTTTCTTGTAATCCTTTCCATCAAAATCATATAGGTTACCCATTACCAACTCCTTCTCATAGGTTCTAAGTATGTTACTGTACTCTCATCAAAGTATACATCACAAGTGTACGACTGACCAAAGTCTCTGTCAAATAACATATAGAACTCTGACATATTCTTTCTGTCATCTGGACACTCATCACTTCTATCTCTACTGATACCATGACCATAATGAAAGAACCTTTCCATAGACCTACTACCAAAGAACTCAGAGCTATAAACTCTAGCACCCTTCTCGTGTGGCATACTGCCTTTAGGTTTGGGGTTCACATGAGAATAAAAGAATATAGTGATAGGGTACACAGATACTAAGTCAGCAGCAGAACTACATATCTTACCTAACTCAGTGTTAGTTTGACTAGCATCACAACCTTGTACGAGTGTAGTCATGGGGTCAATCATAAATATATTGATACCATCAAGTAGGTGCATCTCTGTTATTGTAGTTTGTATTGCTTCCCAATCTCTGGATCCTGCCCTGTCATAGAACCTAACCTTACCATCTAATCCTTCAAGTGTTTGTCTTAGCTCACTGTCTTGGTACACAGTATCTGGTCTAGTAAAATCTTTCTTTGCTTGTTTACTAGCTAACTTCTTAGCTGTCTTAACTGGGCTATTCTCAAGATCAAACATACCTACCTTGACCTTTTCATTGTACACTAGGTGGTGTACTAGCTGGTGCTGGTGATCTGTCTTACCAATCTTAGGTGCTGCACCAACACAGTGTATAGTGTGAGGTCGTATACCAAAGGTTGCCTTAGTAACTGTAGCCCACGGAAAACTAATGCCCATCTGTGGTTTGGTCATAGCACTCTCTATGATGTCATGTACATCTACCACCTCACCCTGTCTTTCAACACTAGCGTTCCAAACACAGGCATCATACAACTCTTGAGCCTTACCTTTCATGAGCATCTCGTTTGCATCTTTAAGGTCTAGCTTGGCTGTCTTATATAAAGGAAATACTTTTAAGCAATCCTTGACTGCTTTCTTACCATGAGTATCGTTATCAAATACTAGCACTACCTCTTTGTACTTAGCCAAGAGCTTCTTGTTATTGAGTAAGTCTTTTACTGCTGTACCTACACCTCTTGTTAAGCTAACAACACTAGGTTTAAACGCTTTGTATTTCTCTGGGTTAAGGTCAGTGATTGTTTGATGTAATGCCATAGCATCTAACCTACCCTCAGTGATGAACAACTTGTTACCACCAGTGCAAGTCCAACTGCCAAACAAATCTAACTCACCCTTCCTATCTCCTACACTGGAGAAACTTTTGTTAGCTGTATCCTTACACTCATAACCAACTAGCTTCCCATCTAAAGTATCAGGACAGTACAAGTGAGTAACTGTTGCACCATCTTTCTCTGATAAACTAGCTCTCATTCTGTACTTCTCTGCTGTTTCTTTTTTAATTAACCTATCTGGTACACTGACAATAGGTAACTCGTTTATCTCCTCAATCGTTTTCATTTTACTAGCCTTATATTGTTTGATAGGTACAACCTCTGCTGTACTAGATTTGTGATATGTATTGCAAGAGAAACAAGTTCCATCTTCACTGCCATCAGCCTGTAAGTACCTTGCGTGTGCATCTGATGAGCCACACAACTCACAGCTAGTGTGATATAAAAATGTTCCCTTATCTTTATTGTCTAACATCTTCTTCTCCATTATTATGTGGCACTAAACCAATCATAGTATGAGGTATGGTCTTATGATTATTCATGTACTCAGTAGCTTGCTCAAGGTTTAAACCTTTACTTAGGTACTTAACTTTCTCTTCCGTTGAATACAATACAATGTCATATAACTCTCTATCACTATCCATTTAGTTTCTTCTCCTCTCTCTGAA